GCTGCCGGTGAGTGACTTCGAGGAGATGGCCGTGTTGTAATTCGAGCCCGTGACGGCCGATGGCTGCTGACTAGCCAGCGTGCCTTCGATGAAGAGCTGCAGCTTGCCGGTGGTCGAGTTCGGAACGAGTATCCCGCCGCACCCCTGCCGGACGCCGCGGATCACGTCGGCCGCGCTCCGCCGCTGGCGAAGGACGAGGGAGCACGCATAGCGCGCGTGAGAGGTGGACGCGCCGTATTGGTCGGTGTATGTGACTGTGGCCGCGCAGATCGCCGCCGCGTCAATAAAACTCTGGAGGTCGAGTTCCGCGTAGCCAACGCCCGCCCAGGTGAGGAGGTCCATCAGCACCCACGCGGGGTTATCGGTGTAGGTCTTTGAGTAGGTGGAAACGTCGGCATAGACGCGCAGTTTCGGCCCCTGCACCAGCACGCGGACGCGCGGGGTTGAGGTTGATTCAGCCAGACGGCGAGGGACCACGCAGAGAATCGCGCACATCGAGCCGTAGGGGTCGCCGTTGCCATTCCAAGGGGTGTCAAGGTTTGGCGCGCCGTCACGGTCGCCGCGGTTGATGACGTTGTAACGCATCAGCGGGTCACGGACGATGTAATTAGTTCCGCCTGTGATGTCGGTGGCCGGCTGGAGTTCGGTATCGTTGACGACCACGCGCAGGATGCTTTGTGCTTCCCCGAGGCAGACAATCGCCTCGAAGCGCGTCGAGTTACCGTCGCCCTGCGGCTGGATCACAACCGCGTCTACCCACGCGGTCCCGTAGACCATGGGAATCGGGTTGCCGTAGCGGGCTTCGTTCGGATTATTGGCAATATCGATCCAATTGCCGGAGGTATACTCGCGTGAACGTCCGCCCGTTGCGCCCTCGTATTGCACACCGCCGAAGCGCCCGGTGACGCGAGAGGATGAGTCTTGCTTGTACATACCGCGCGCTTCGCAGGCGGCCTTGGTGTAGTCGCAGGAGGTGTAGGAGGTCACGCCGCTGGAGTAGTTACCCCGCGCGTTGCCGCCGCTGGCGTCGGGCGAGTACCCGCATTCGTAGCTGATATCGTCCGCGTTATCCGCCGCCGCCTGTCGCTTCGTGGATGTCGTCGGGAAGATCCACGGGCAGCGCCGTTGCAACGGCACAGGCGGGAGCATTCGCCGCTGGAGGTTCAGCTTATTGATGGCGGAGACGGTAATGGTTTCGGCGTCGCACTGGGCGGGGTCACAGATGCCACGGAAACGGAGAATGGAGTCGCTGGAGAACGTGAAAGAGTCAGCGTCCCAAAACACAAAAACAAGATCCAAGGTGGCGCCGGAGAATCCATACACGTCCTCGTAACTCGTTTTTAGTGCTTTGTCCGCATCGGCCAGGGTAAGCGAAACGCGCGGAATGATGTCGATGCCGCCAGCGTCGTACCCCTGAACCGCGCTGATGTCCTGCGAAATAATGCGCCCGATGTAGTTGTTGCCGCCGTACTGATACCCGCCCTCCGCCGTGTTCAGCGGATGCGTGCAGGCGCGGTAAACCGTCCCGCCGTTAAACGTGATCGTGGCGAGTAGGAGCGGCTGATAAGACTGCTGTGCGTCTTTCGCCGATGCTATGTCAGTGAGCGCCACTTATTTGTATTCCTGGATGGAGACGGAAACGCGGTTTTCGTTCAGTTGGACCTGTTGGACCGTCAGCGAATCCTGATCGAATCGGCACTTGCTCGTAGTCGCGCCGGTGTCCGGGTCGGTGAAGTCGAATTCCTCGTAGTTGCCCTTGCGCGCGTCCCAAAAGGTTTGGAGCGTGGCGAGGTCGGCATCGGACAGGTTGAACGAAATCTCCCACCGCTTCAGCCCCGCGGCGAGGAGGTTGTAACTGTACTGGTAGCCGTGCGGTTGCCGGTTGGTGACGTTCCAGAATTCCTGCTCTTGGGTATAGGGCAAGTGGACGGATTCGCCGCCCGCGAATGTGGGGAAGGATGGCATTTAGTTCTTCCGCGTCTGAACCAGCCGAATCGTTAGCGACCATGCGCCGTTCTCGCCCTGCGTTGCGCTGATCTTGTCATCGGCGAAGGCCATATAGCTGTAGGTGGTCGAACTGATAACCAGATCCCACGTAGCATCAAACGAGCCCTTGCACGTCTCGAAAAAGTCAACGATGGCGTCTTTTTCGTCCGTCGTGATTTGGTCGAGTGCGAGGGTGAACGATTGCAGCCCAGCCGCCTGCCGGAACCGCTGCTCCGTGCCGTCCGTGAACTTCAGGATACCCACTGGATAGCGTTTTGCCGTGGTCAGCGGGTAGAGAGCGGAGACGCCGGCAAACGGGGTAGGGAAGGCCATTACGCCGCCCCTACGGCTTCCTGCATCGCCCGGTTGACCCCGTGGCCTTCGTAGATCGCCATACGGAGCGCGTCCGCAATGGATTCGCGGGAGTCTACGATTGACCGGGAATCGAGCGCGGAGATGTTGACCGTGATCTCCCGTAGCCCGCCCAGCTTGTTCGTGTCGTAGGACCGTCCGAGCCGGTCCATGGAATAGGACATTGAGTCGGCTTCGTCGTAGTACGCATCGGTCAGACGCTGATTGATTTGCGCGTCGCGCTTTTTCTTCGGGTCGCCCAAGATCATGGCGATACCCTGGAGGCCAAGCGCCACGCCAGCGAGAATAGGCGCCGCAGGGCCGGAAACGCCCGACAGCGCGAGAATCGACCCAGCCGCGCCCGCGAGTGCCGCCGTCCCATTTAACGCGCCCTGCGCGCCGCCTGCTTTGAATTGCGTGTATGCGCCAATGGCCCCGCCTGCTACCGCTCCGGCAATGCCGACGCCACGCGCGGTTTTCGAGAGCCCGTCGCCAAGCGGAACCACTGCGCCGCCTTCGGTTGTGCCGAGACCGATGAAGCCGGGGGCGGGAGTGACCGTGGATTTCGGCGCAGCGGAGAATACCATCGGATTCGACGCGCTGGCACCGCTGAACACGCCAGGGGCGCCAATGAGATCGCCAAGGAAGCCACTAGCCGGTCCCAGCGCGCGCATGGCGTTGAACCCGTTCGGCCCTGATACCTGGAAGCCGCCAGTCGCCTGCCGCTCAATGGCTTCCGTATTGCGGTCGGTGGCAAGCGTGTTCTTGTCGATGGGCGTGGCGTTCGCCGGGTCCAGTAACGTTCCCTGTAGGAGCCCGCCGAGGCCCGAGGCCGCGCCGATGCGCCCGAGGGTGCCTTGGACGCGCTGGAAGGTGCCCGTAAGGGCATTCGTGCCGACTTGGTTGAGGAGTCGGCTGCCCTGCTGGCGGAAAAAGTCTTGCGGCCGCCCGTCCTGTAGGGAGCCGACGAAATCAGAGGCGAGCCCGCGGGCTTCGTCGCGCCGCTGCCGCTGGAGGTTCAGGATTGACAGCGTGCGCTCCTCTTCGATCTGGAGACGCCGTTGGTTGAGGTCGAAGACTTCGGTGCCGTAGTCGAGTTCCTGCTGGAGCCCGGCTTTCTTCAGATCGTAAATCTTTTGGATCGCCGCCAGTTCGCCGCCCGGCCCGGTGAGCATTTCGATTTTGCGTTCCTGGAACTGAACGAACGAGCGGGCGAAGGAGGCATTCAGTTCGCGTTCGCGCTGGTCTTTCTGCCGCTGGAGTTCGGCTGAGGTTGCCGCCCGATCCGCTCCCGGGTTGCTGGAGTCGAAGGCATTGCGGTCGGCTTGCGTGGAAACAAATTCGGGGAGGTCGGGCAGCGAAGTAGCGCGGCCACGGAGGGACGGAACGCGGCCGACTGTGATCCCAGCGCCGATGTTGGCGTTGATGAGATCGGACGAGTTGACGACCAGCTCGGCGCCGGCACGGGCTTTTTGCAGAAACTCGATTTGCTTGTTGAGCGCCAACTGCTCCGCCGTGATACGGGAAAGTTCTTTGCTCTGCAGTTCAAACGCCGATTTGCTCAGTGAGCCGGAAGCCAGCGAGGAAGCGATACCAGCCCGCTCCTTCCCGAGTTGTTCTAAACGCGCCTTGATGCCGTCTTCGCCGCCAAGCTGGCCGCGGCGGAACCGATCGGACATCGCGGCACCGGCAGTGAGCCCACCGGTATCTAGTCCCGGCACGGATGGCGCAAGGCGTGATAGTGCCGCCCCGCCGTCGAGAGTCGGGAACATTTTCGCCAGGACTTCATTTTCGGCGTCTTGCGCGCCCTTGGAAAATGCCGATCCCGGCAGTGCGGAGGTATCGCCCGCAGCAAGGCGGGACACGCGGAGAAGTATCGGCACAATCACCGGCGCAATCTTCTCCGCCAGCTTGCCCTTGATGATCTCCCATTGCAGATCAAATGTCCGCAATTGCTTATTGCTATCGTCCAGCGCCTTCAGCAGCCCTTCGCGCGTGCCGAATCCAAGTTGCTCGGCAAGCTGATTGGCTTCCCGATATCCAACAAGTAACGGCTGCACGTTCTTCGCCGCGTCCTCGCCGCCAAGCACCCGCGAGAGGTTCACGCGCTGCGTGGTGTCCTGGACCTTCGAGAGCGCGTCGAATGTCTCCAAGAGCACGTCATTCAACTGCCGTGTCTGCCCGGTTGACGTATAGGCGGATACGCCCAGTTGCTTCAGGAGTTGCCGCGTCTGGTCGCCCTGCCCGCCCGTGTCCTTCAGCGCAACGGACAAATCGAGCGCAGCTTCTTTCAGGTTGCGGATATCGAACCCGGTCAGGTTCGCCGCCGCCCGCAGTTTGTCCGCCTGGTTGATCGTTAACCCGGTGGACAGGGAGAGGGACTTGATTTCCAACGCGGCTTCGCCAGCGCCGCGCACGAACGCATCAAACCCGGCCGCCGCCGTCTTGACCGCGGCATATACGCCTAGCGCGGCCGTAGCGTAGCGGCCGAGGCCAGCGGCGCCGTCGTTGGTCGCCTTTGACGCGCCGCCCAGCGAGGACTCCGAGTCCTGCTTCATGCGCTTCATGGCGTCCGAATAGCGGACCTGATTCTTTACCGCATCGTCCGCCATTTTCTTGTTGGCGCGGGCGAGTTCGTCGCCCAGTTTGTTGACGGTTGCGGACAGGCGCGCGAGTTCCGCATCGCCTCGCGCTTGGGCTTCGACGACGAGTTGAAATCGTTGAGTAGCGGCCATTTATTTCGCGTCCATCTCCGTCCGGTCCCAATCCGCCCGCGCGCTGGCGACCGCTACCAAGGCATCGGTCCACCATGCGGGCCATTTCCCCGAATCAGGGCCAAAAAGCGTTGCTCCGGTGTCTCGCGTCGCTACTGTGTGGGTGTTGACGAGTTCAAGAATCCAGACGCTCTCAGGCGTGATGTACGAGGTTGGGCATTCGGAATTCCGATACCCTTGGACTTCCTTCTCCTTCGCCCGTGGTGTCCAGCACGGAGTGCGCCCGATCTGTATGAGTTCGGGGAAGTGGCGGCAGTTGCGCATTAGGTAGAGCCGCTTGCGCTTGCATTGGCCGCATTGTAGATCGGCGTTGGACCATCCGCCCGAACGGGCGAACAGCCACGCCGTCGCTAGTTTTTTGCCTCGTCCTCGGTCAACCCGGAGCCGCGCACGCACGCCGTGTAAACCTCTTCGATCAGGTCGTCGGGAGCGCCGGACAGCAGGTCTTCCACACTTGGCATAGACACGCCGTCCAACTCTAGACCTTCGACGCTGATAAACCCGGCGCGAATGGCGTTGGGCAACATGAAGCGCTCGTAGATATGCTGGGCCTTCTCGTCCATTTCCAGGATAGCCAGCCGCTTATCAACGGGCAGCGCGTTCACGCGCGCGTTGCGCTCTTCGATGGTGCCATCTTCGCCAGCCAGCGCCTTCCATTGCGTAGCGCGTTCGGCGGTGAGGCGGCTGTACTCCAGGCGGTAGGGCGCAATAGCCGCGTCCCGTTCCGCCCGTCGCATTGCGTTCAGGTTGCGGACGGTGAAGGTCACGCCCGGATATTTTTTCGACGCTTCAGTGAATTTGGATTTGAGCGAGTGCATAAACTTACGTGGCGACGTATTGGAGTTCGTCGCGGGAGCCGGCGGTGATCGACGCCACGCCGGAGAAATTCAAAATGTTCTCGGCGCCGGATTCATCACGGGACGCGCCATCGACGGAGACGCCGTTGATGTTGAACGTGTGGATATTCCCCGCGTCTTCTCCGATCACGAGCGACACATCGAACACGCCCAAGGTGCGGGCGAGGTAGCGCAGCGCGGCCTGTGCGCTGGTGTCCTCTTCGTAGAGCGAGAAGTTGACATTGACCGTTGCCACATCGGCAATCGGGACGCTCGGGTAGTAGCTTCCGTGTGCGTAGCGGATCGAGCGGGCAAAGTCACCGGAAATCGAGAATGAGCGGATTTGGAACGTCGAGACGCTGTTGATCGTGGCGGAGCCGGTGAATCCGAGAGCGGCTTGGGAGAGGAACGTAGGGGCGGATGGTTCGGTCGGCCACGAGGTCAAACCGCGCTTTTCCGCCGTCGTGAGGCTGGAAAAGTTCGGCTTGTCGATGACATCGACGCCGGGACCGCTGACGCGCAAAACAGATTCAGTTTCATCGCCGCCGCCGCTGATCTCGAAACCGCTTACCAGCCCGCCAACGAGAATCTCGTTCCAGATATTCGATCCGGCCGGATCACGGAAAACGTGCGCGGTCACGCCGATGCTGTTTTCTACAATGCCATAGGTCACCGAGACGCCCGAGCTCACGGTGCCAGCCGCGCCAAACATAGCCTTTAACAGCGGGTCCATGTCGGAGACGGTGCCCGCGGTGCCAGAGCCGCGCAACGGAACGGAGATGCCCCAGTTGCAGGTACGGCGCCCGCGGCGGTCAGCCTTGCGGCCGAGGCTTCCGGCGGCCACATTGGACGGGATACGGTTCGAGGTGGCGACGAGCGAGAGCCCGCCGCGCATGTACTCCAGGCCGTCAGCGGTGGCAACGGTAGCAGTGCCCGAGGAATTCGGGATCGTCGCCGCCCATGGGTCCGTAGCCTGGACAAACAGCCGCGCGTCGTTGGGGGAGAGTGTGCTCATACGTGAACCTCGAATTCAAGGGAGAATGTGATTGTTTGGGTGTGGCCGTCGCCAAGGTTTTGAACCGGCAAACGGTCCTCGCGGTATTGCGAATGCAGGACGTTGGAGGCGCGGAAATGCGTCCGGCCTTCCTTTAGCGCGGTGCTGAATGCGTCGGCCACGGCATCGGCGTACTTCTCGAAGTCGTTGGAAAAGTCAGGCTGATTGCTGCCGTAGTTCGGCGCGTCAAGTTGCTGGTAGCGGAGGTACATCACGACAGCCGCGCCAACGGTGCCCGAGAAGGTCTTACCGACGATCTTGTGTTTATCCTCAGCAAAGGTTGTGCAGATGACGGCGCCGGGAAACTCGAAGATTTGGGAGACGTCTACTTCTTCGTCGTCCAGATACCCGTAGGCGACGTTCTTGGAGTTCGCGCCGAATTCCAGGGAAAATGGCGTAATGCCGTAGCTTTGCGATAGGCTGCCCAGTTGCGCGTTGAAGCCCGTGGTGCCATCGGAGAGCGCCGCAACGAGGGCGTCTCGTGTTGCTTTTCGGTAGTTTGCCATGGATTATGCGGCGCGGCCAAAATACGTTCGGCGGGCGGTGATAGTGGAGCGGGAGGTGGTTGCCGCGCGGGGTAGGTTGCGGCCTGTTCGGATGGTCTGTTCGACGCCATCGGCGAATAGTTGCGTGGCGAGTTCGAGCATTTTAGCCTGGTCGCCGTTGGAGAAGCGGAGGAGGTCGGAGTGTACGCGGGCCTTCATGCGCCCCAGGCGCGTGCCGGCGTCCGCAATGGCTTGCCGGTCGTCGGAGTAGCGCGGCTTGATTTCGTCCAACAGCGCGCCGGTGAGGTTCATATCTCGGACAGCCCGGCGCCCGGTCTTCTTCGACTTAAAGCGCGCATAGCGCTTTTTGAGCGGCTTCGTCGGCCCGTCGTCTTCTGAAACGCCTTTCGCCAGGCGCGCCTTCATTGCCTTGATCCCGGCATCTAAAATGCGGAGGTTGTGGAATTTTCGGAAGCCGAACCCGACGAGTCGCACGTTAACGCCGTTGTATTTGATGCGGATGTCGGGGATCATTTCAGGAGCTTAGCGGCGAGTTTGGCGATAGCTTCGGTGAGCGACTTGCTGGCAATGGCCGGCGCGTTAGCAATAGACTTCGCGGCCAAATACCGGCAGTAATCGCAATGGCAGGTCATAACGGATTCGTAACGGCCAGCTTCAGTAGCCGCCCGCCGCCAGCGTCTTTTTCGACGTCGGCAACGCGGTAGGTGACACTATCCAGGACGATGTGATCGCCTTTGATTGGCTCGCCTTCGGTGAAGGAAGTGAGCGGCGCCCAGGCGGTTTGATAGACGCGCTGGGATTGCTGTACCTGCTCGCCGGTGTCGAAAACGAGGGTTATCGTGTACGAGGCACCGGCGCGCGGGTAGTAAGTGGCCTCTTCCCCAAACACGGCGAGGAGAGGCACCGTGGCAGTATCAAAAAGGCCACTGAAGGTGGACATGGCTGGTTAGTATTCGGCGACCACGAGGAACTTCTTCGAGGCCGTGACGGTCACGACCACGTTCGTGCTGGTGTGGCTGCCATAGGTGACGTTGACGCTGCCGGCGGTCGCCGGGGTCAGGTCGGTGTAGGTAACGAACACGCGCGACGGAACGAACCCGAGGCCGTGGGCCACGTTCTGCGCGCTGCCCGTGCCGGTCTGCTCGGAGGAAACAAACTTCAGCGTGAGCGGCCCACCATACAGCTTGACGCGGACGGTGGTATCGCCGGAAACGGCGGCCCGCGTGCAGACGCCAACTTCGCAATTGCCGGCGGCCGTGGTCGTCAGGTACTTGTTCGTGTTGTCCCAGTACACCGCGTCGCCCACCGAAATCGCGCCGGTGGTTTTGGCGATGTCGAACACGCCTTCGGTTTTGAATTGGCCAACGGCTCCGGAAGTGGTATCGGACACCGCAACGCCGAAAATCTTGCCCACGCGCGCCGCCGCACCGGCGACAACGGTATAGGGGGCGGTAAGCGCGAGAGAGTCTCCCGCCTGTACGAAATTATCCATGGTTTTACCCTCGTGGGGCGGCCCTCGCCGCCCCTAGTTGTTTGGTTGCCTTGTTCCGCCGATTAAACGCCGCTGGAGTAGTAGAGGCCCTTCCAGCCGACGGCTTTGGCCGCGAAGTCGAGAAAGACGTTGATGCGAACGCCAAGAATGTCGCCAGCGTTTTCGACGCGGTAGAACTGCGGGCCGGGCGCGCCCGCCAGGTTGGCGTATTCGACATCGCCCGTTGCGGCGGCGCCGTACCATTTGGCAGTGTCGGTGAGTTCGGCATCGGACACGACTTCCAGCATTCCTGCGAACCAGTTCTGGTCGGAAATCTTGACAGAAGGCCCGGTTTCACGCATGGCAGTGACAGCCGTCATGCGCTTGGCGGGCGGGACGATGAGGTATTTCGGCATCAGGTTCAACGGGCTTACCCCGTCGATATCCTTCTGCGTGGCCATCGCCACAAACATGGAGTCCAGACCGGTGTTACCGATGGCGCCGGTGCCGACGTTTTCATGATCGGCATGGAACAGCGTCACGCCGTCATTCATCGCCGCGTTCGCCGTTAGGATGGCGTACACGGTCTTGTTTTCCAAGCGCGCGCACTGCTCGCCCATCTTCGCGCTGATGTCATTGAAGGCACCGAGGTCGTCGTTGATGAGCATTTGGCGCGTGAAGCTGATGCCGCGCGCGTAGGTCGCCAGCGCGTAGGATTCGCGCTCTTCGCCCATTGTGCCCAGCGTGACTTCTCCGCCTTCGGGGACTTCCAGAAGCACGGGGGCCGCACCACTGCGAATCCGGCGCATCGTCTTGAAGTCGTTCGCCACACTCGCGCGAGACCAGGTTTTGTAGGTCACGGGCGCAGTGTCGTAGGCGGTCAGCAGCACTTTGCGCAGCCCGTTTTCCAGGATGTACGGGAAGTCGCTGGTGGAGTGGAACGCTTGGATACAGAAGTCGGTTTCGTTCATACCGCGCGTGTTGACGCCCGCGCGCGCCAGCACTTCTTCGGCCAGCCGGCGAACGCCCATGCCCCGGAAGTCGTTGGCGGCTTCCACTTGATACTTCGACGGGTCCACGCGGTTCAACAGCGCTGAGACGCCCAAGGCGCGCCGCGTGTCGCGCTCATCGCGGGAGATCGTGGCGGCGGTGTGGCCGACGCGAGTATCGGTAGCCATATCGGCGGCGATCTTCGCCTCGATCACGGCATCTTTGAATGCCTCGACCGTCTGTCCGCTAGAGATAGCGGAGTTGATGGCCGTAGCGGGCATCTTGGCGAGCGCGCCAATACGGGAGATTTCGCTGGTGCGGGTCCGTTCGGCGGCCATGGCGGCGGCGGCAATAGCCTCGGCGTTAATAGCCGGGTTCTGCCCCGTGGATTCGACAGGGTTCGGATTGGGCATATAGCCCTCCTTGTGTGAATTGTCATCAGGGGCAGAGCCCTGGACTTTGTTGGGCGGTGCAACTTCCACCGCATTCGCCACCGGCCCAACCGCGCACAATGCAGCGGGGGCGTTACGGTAGGCGGTCAAATTCCATTCGTTTTTCGCGGCCGTGGTTTCCACGATCCGGTCAGCTAGACCAGCATCTACGGCTTCCTGTGCGGAAAACCACGTTTCCGCGTCCATCCACGCGCGGACGGTCGCCTCGTCTTTGCCGGTTCGGCGCATGTAGTCGGCCGTCAGTGAATCGGCGTACTTACTGAGAACTTCCGCAACGGCCATGTGATCGGAAGCGTTGCCGAAGGCCAGAGCGTGCGGATTGTGGACCATCACAAACGCGCCCGCCGTAATCTCGATTTCGTCTGCCGCCAGCATAATCACGGACGCGGCCGATGCGGCCAGCCCATCAATATGAGCAACCACTCGCGCCGGGTGTTGCGCAATGGCCGTAGACATTGCCCGCGCGGCGTCAACCTCCCCGCCTGGGGAGTTGATACGCAAATGAATCAATGACGCCTTCAGTGATTTCAAATCCTTGGCAAATTGAGACGCCTGAATTCCCCACATCCCACCAATCGCGTCGTAGACAAACACTTCGGCGGCATCTTCCGCCTTCGCGTTGATCTCGTAACGGCGCGGCTTTTGTTCGTTGTCGGCGAAGAGTTTATTGAGGCTCATCAGGTACCTGCTCTTGCGGGTCTGCCGCGTTGCTTTCTGCGATGGCAAGTTGACCGTTGAAAAAATCCACTCCGGCCCCTTGTAATCCCTCGGAGTATTCGGAGATTTCCGCCAACTGCTGCGCTGGGTTATTCCCCGCGCCTGCCACGACTTGCGGCCAGGTCTTTTTGCCGATCTGGAGGTCTACTTGATCGGCTTTCGATTCCGACAGCCGATCTAAAAGCTCGAACGCGGGCGGGCTCCATTGGTGCGAGGTGTCAGATGCCGGCCCATCTAACATCAGTAGGTATTCCAAGAACTTCTGCGCCGCCCATTCGCACATTTGCGGGATAAACCACGCCCATTGGTGGGACTCGACCGCGCGCTTGAACGCTACTGCGCCCATGCGGCTACTGCTGTAATTGGACTTCGAATAGTTCCCGGTCAGTAACTCGAACGGGATTCCAATGCCTGCCGCAAAGTCTCGCTGGCGGCTCGTCTTATAATCTTCGTATCCGCCAGCGTATGCCGGCTGATTGAATTTCACGTCTTCGCCAGGCCGCAATTTAAGCATCATGCCAGGCTCAAACGTCGATACCGGGTTACCGTTGGCGTCGGCGACTTCGGTGGTGAACTGGAATTCGTCGCCTTCAGGCGAGGTCACTGCGGCGGCAATACACGCCTCAGTGCGCTTGCGGATAATCTCGGCTTCTTCCCAATCCGCGGTGTCTTTTGCGGGGAGGGTTGACGGCGCCAACCGGGGGACGATCCGAACCTGCCCCGGCCGTTTCGGGCGCCCAATATGGGACACCTCGGAGGCGGGCACGCGATGCGACATCGTGCTGATAGAGCCGGGCAAGCCGGATGCCGCGCTATCGCCGGGGTGACGGTCGAATAGCCAATACGCCACGCGCTTTCCGACTCCGTTGAATTCGACGCCCTGGATGATGTAGCCGCTCGCCAGCGTGGCCGTTTTGAGTGTGTCCAGGTAGTCGGCTTCCAGAACTTGAATCTGCACCGGAGGCCAGACGCCATCAGAACGGCGACGGGGGCGGGATCGGAGAAGGACTTCGCCGGTTTCAAATTCTGCGTCACACGCCTGGGCTTGAATCGCCTCGAAACCAGGCAGGCCATCGGCGGAGCACGTCTTAACCCATGCGTCCCACTTCGCCTGCACCGTGGCGTCATTCCACTGGCAAAGGATGCCTGTCCCGACTACTGAATCGGTCCATTTCGTTTGACCGCTACCCGCCAGCGGGTTATTGCGAATGAGGTCGCGCGATCGGTCGCGGAGTGCCACCAGCCCGCCCGATGTTTCAGCGTTGGCCGATGCTCCACTCGTTGTCCATCCGGCCGTGCGGCGGCCGTCTTTCGCGCCTTCATAAGATGCCTTCGGGTTCAGCGCGGCGCGGGCGCGACTCCGCCGAATCCCGGCAGCCGGGTCGAAGAACGCAACGACTTTATCAACGATGTTTAGGCTCATCCGTTGGTGTGCTGAATCAAGAGCGCGCGATTCGTCCGCGTGCCAGTGGAGGATGCAAGTTCTCCGTCAAGGATCGCCAGCGCTTTTTCCATGCCCGCAATATCTGCGTAGGTCACGGACTTGTCGCCGGTCGTGATGGATTTCACGGCGTCGGCAATCCGCCCTACTAAAGCGTCCCGTTTTGTCTGGAGTTCTTCGGTTGTCATCGTCTAAGCCAATTACTCCCGCCCTGTATCCACCCGGGCCGCGCTTGCGGCTTAGGTTGCTCAGATGGCTGCTGTGTGATCTGCGTTGGGCCTTGTTGCCGTGCAACGGTAACGCCGCGTGGTAGTGGCTCCATGGCTACTGCTAACGCATTCCAGCGCGCTTCCGGCCACTTCCCAACCCCAAGATGCTCCGCGGCCGCCCGTGCGTAATTCGCGGTGTCCAGCGCCTCGTTGCGTCCGGTCTTGTGCCAGCGGCCTTCCATGAAGCCGCGCTTATTCTTCGCCTGCACGTACCGCTCCGCGACGAGTTGCTTGTACCACTCGTCTGTTTCCCGGTAGTGGTGAACCCAGCCGGGCGGATGTTCCCCGCCCTCCGCTGATTTGCCGAGGCGCAACTGACCGTAAAGCTCAGTCTTCGCCATCGACACATTGACCGGATACACCAGCACGCCACGGCGCCGGCGCTTCGAGTTCGATTCTGTTGTTTTCGGCGTCCCGAGGACCGCCGTTCCGGTATCGTAACCCTTAACCACGATCACCCGGCCCGGTCCCTGTTGCCGTGCCCAGTCGTACACCTGCGTGGATTGATCGCCGGAGTCAATCGCCGTGCGGCTGATCGACATTTCAGCGCCGGATGCGTGCCGCCAGGTTTCCCCGAGCATTCCGGTAAGTTCGAGCCATGGCCCAGCGCCTAGGCGGGCGGTGTCACCGAATAGAACCCGGTAGTCTACCAGGAAGCGCTGTTTATTGCGCCCCCAGCCCCATACAGCTATTTCTAATCGGTCGCGCTGTACGTCAACCCCGGCCGTTAGAATCAACGCGCCAGCGGGCACTGTGCCCTTTTCGTAGTCGGACGCGCGGGAGGCGATGATTTCCCAGTCGGGGGCGTCGCCGGTGATCTTCCATAGTTCGGCGAGCTTCGTGTTGATAAACGATTTCAGCTCGCCCGGGTCGTCTTTCGACGCGAGGAAGTCTTCGGCCAGCTCGCCCCATGGCGTGATGAGCGAATAGAGGCGCGGGAGGTGGAAGCCGGCTATTTTCGACTTCGGGTTACCCTTCACCCACTCGCCGCGGTCAATCATCCACGGTTTTCGCCAGTTTTCAATATGCCCATGGCAGAGTTCGCACTCGTACCAGGCTTCAGCCGGATCTGCGCCCCACTTCACCCGCTCCCAGATGAGCACCTGATAGGCACCGCACAGGGGGCAGGGAACGTAATATTTCCGCTGGTCGGAGCGCGTCCACCACTCGTAGATAACGGAGTCACCTTCCAGCGTTGGGGTGGACGCCAGCGCAACTTTTCGTATGCGCCGAAAATTCGCCGTTCTCATGATGAACAGGCGAACAGTAGAGCCTTCTTTTCCGACTTCGCGCGGCCAGCGGTCTACCTCGTCTCCGAGGGCGTACCGGATCGACCGCATCTGAAAATTCTCTGGCGTTTGCGCGCCAAGCATGGTCAGCGATCCACCGCGAAACCGCTTTTCGTTGATTGTGTTCCCGGCTTCGCGCGATTTCTTTACGGCCACAAGCCCGGCCAGCGTCGGGCAGTCCCGAAACATCGGGTCGATGCTCTTTTTGCTAAACTCTTCCGTGTCCGCTTCGCGCGGTTGAATCAAGAGGATCGGGCCGGGGTCGTTGGCGATGTAGGAGCCGATGGCGTTTTCGTAGGCCGTCGTTTTCAACATCTGCGAGGCGCACATCAGCACAATAAACTCGGTCGGATCGTGCGCGCTGAGAACGTCCATGGGCTCCCGCTGGAAGGCCCAGGCCCGGAAGTCGCCGGGGGATGCACTGCGTTCGCTGGAGAGCTTGCGGTTACTCTCCGCCCACTCCGTCACCGTCTGCCGGATCGGTGGCCGCATCGCCTTCGCCGCCGCTGTCCACAATAGCTGCGCCTGCGTCGAGAAAGTCATCGGCTAATTGAGCGGCACATCGGTCAGTTTCGCGGATCAGGAAGAGGCGTACTTCGGTCGGGTCGGTCATTGCGGCCAGTTGGTCGCACAGTGCATTCGGAAGCGCTGAGAGTTTCTGCCGGACCATCTGGCAGAGTTGCGCCCAGGCGGCGGACGCCATCGCCACGGGGATCACGTCGCCCTGTTTTTGCTGGAATTCCAGCTCTCGAAGGTTGGCGAGCGCGGACTCTTTGCGGAGTTGCGCGTCGATGAGAGTCTCGTCGCGCGGCGCTTGTTCGTGGCGGTTTTTGATGATCGACTCGTCTGATTCACCGCGCCGGCGCCTGCGGTTGACGTTTTGCGGGGAGATTCCCGCTTTTTCAGCCACGGAAGCGGCTGAACTTCTACCATTTTTCATAGAATATGGTTTTTGGTAAGACTAACTAGGTATCGCGTGCAATGAGTCGACCCTTTTCCGCTTCTGTATGGGAAGTACCTTTAGTACGGGGGGGGGGAGCTGCCCATCAAAACCCAGCCATCAGCGAGGAGCGGTGCGTGTACGTATTCGGCAAAACCTTCACGACAGTGGCTTGAGCCGTGATCCGCGTGGCGATCTCGTTTGGCTCAGCTAACAGGAAAACCCGCGTTACCGCTTTATCTTTGCGGCGCTGAATCAAACGCGCCACGCGGCCGGCGGTTTTGAGGATGCGCAAGGTTGCTAGGCTGATTGCACGCCGCTTACCGCTTGCGTTCTCGCAAATCACAGTCGGTCCGGCCAGTTTCAAGGTGTCCAAGCGCATCTCCTCGATTGGGAGCCCGTGAGGGCTGGCGACGTCTACCACCACTTCAAACCCCGTCGAAGGTTAAGCTGCAATAGCCATGCTCAATTCCCGACTTTACAAGACGTTTTTCTGGATGTCAATGGGGAAGATTTGCATTTCTTCAACGCACCCAACACCCGCAGTAGCTCCCACGCCGCCGCTTGGTCGGCCGATACTTGCGCAAGACAGCGCTGGAGTAGCGTATTCTGGCGTTGTAAATCCTTTATTTCCATGCGCATAAGCGCCATTAATTGCAATTGCTCGGGTGTCATAGCGTGCCCCCAGCACAGCGACATTTGCCGCTGAAGTGGTACGGCTGTTTGAGCGGATTCCCTTGCTCGTCCACCATGCCCTGCACCCGCACCCACTTCGTGACGCGGATTTCTCCACCTGCGCACCGCGCCGGGTGATGGATCTTTTCCAGCCCGCGAGAGTTGGGATCGTAGTCCCAGTAGGTCAACCCTGGAATCTCGCGCCCGCACCCGCCCGTATTTGCCCTAGGAGCTTCGTTTACCGGCTGCCCATGCTTCGCCTCGTTCAGCGCGTCCGCGATGTCTTGCGGCCCCGTTGGAAGCGATTTTCGGCCCAGTATGAGATCCACCGCCGCCCGAGCGTGCGCCGCATCGTCGGAATGACTGGCGAGCACGTCGATAAGCGAGGTGAACGTCTCCGGCGCCATGAAGCCGAACCCCTGGAGATTCGACATGCGATTGAGCTGGGCGGTGGCCGTACCGCGGTTACACGGCATCGTCCACCTCCAGCCCGGCCTTCAAGTCCACCGGCCCAAACCGCCGCGGCGCCCGCGGTGCCGATGGTATTTGGTCATGTTTGCCGTCCCTTGTCCACCATTGCGCCTCTTTCGGCTTCAAATCGGCGTTGGTGTCGTAGGCGATGCGCCACTTCCGCACGGCTGCCGTATAAGCAAGGCAGAATGCCGCCGCGCTCCAGTCGTATTTCGGGCCAGAGTTCTGGAACTGCATACGCATCGCCGCCAGTGTCATGCCGACATCGCCGCCGGCTGGCAGGTGCTCACATGCGAATTTCGCCGCGGTCTGGAAAAGCTCGTCTGGTTCAGGTCCGTTGTCGTCGATGCGGAGTTGCTGCGGCGGGGGCGGGGCGGGCGTCAGCGCGCCATTCCCCCTTCCCCCTTCCACATTCCACATTCTACATTCCACATTCATACCGGGAACCCCCCCTATCATAGAGGCAAATCCTGGGGAACTTTGGGGAAATTGTCTATGATCGGCCAATGATAGGCCGTTTCCCCAGGATTCCCCGGGATTTGCCCCTATCATTGACGTATCATCAAGCGTTTCCCCAGGATTCCCCGGGGAACTTTGGGGAACTTTGGGGAAATCGTCTATGATCGGCTTATCATTGGCCGATGATAGGCCCAAATCCTGGGGAATCCTGGGGAATCCTGGGGAACTTTGGGGAATCGGCCTATCATTGACGTATGATAGAGGCAATTCCTGGGGAATCCTGGGATTTTGCTCTATCATCGGCCTATCATTGATTTGGCCTGATGGCGGCGGGTACTCGCTGTCCGGGTCCTTATAGTGCGGCCGCTGGTGCTTCAGGAAGTTCACGCACTGGATTACCTCGACCGATCCAACCGCATAAAGGACGATCAGCCCGGCGTCGTGGAGGTCGTGAACCCACTGCGCGACGTCTTCCACGGTCGCCGGATCGAAGCCAAAGGCGTACTTTTTGAGCCGCGTCGGGCGGTACTCCAGGCGGCCTTCTTTGTCCGCCAGCGTCCACATGGCGATCCACAGGAGGCGCTGCGGGTAGCCGACTTTTGCCGGGTCGTCGCTCTCGAAAAACCCCGGCTTGATGTTACGGGCGCGCGGCATCTTTCGCCTCCTTTTGCACTTTGGTTAGCGTCATGCCGTATTCGTCTTGACGGCCCACCGGGGTTAAGCCATCGCGCTCAATGAGCCGGTTCGACTTGAACCCCGAGTAATCGACTTCGTGGTGCCAGCGGTCGAACTTCCACGCCACCTTTGCCACGTCTGGGTGATTGCGTACTAGGCTCTCGGCGAACTCTAGACGGTGGTCGGACGTGGCGTACACTGTATCCGTGTTCCCGCCCTTCATCGTCATAGTTGTTACCTTGTCAGCTAAGAAGGCATTGAATTGGATCGTGCACCAGCCATCTTTTAGAGCCCGCAAGCACAAGTCCGTGTCCTCGTTGTAGCGCCCGCGCCAGCGATATGGCATCGCATTATTGAGCAAGGAAATGGAGTAGATGCGGGTATTTAGATCAAACGGTGCCGCGTTCGGGTTGCGGTCGGGAGCGAAGGCGATATTGTTAAACCCTGAGAGGGCGACGTTAGTAAAGCGATCCGTAAAGTCTTCCGCCGCCGCAAATATAGCCGCGCTCCAGCATGGAACGCGGCGGTTGAAGTTCATGCGGTAAAACCGCACAATATTGTCGTCAATGATCCAGTGGCGTTGATGGCCTTGCTCAATAGAGTGTTCCCAAATCCAATTACGAGCCGGGATGGAGCCTTGCCCAAGGTTGGAGAACGGCAAAATTAAGAGCGTTGCTTGCCGTGGGATCACCTTTCGGTATTCGTCCTCATCTTCTGGCTCGATTACCACGTTGAACGGTATTCCCATTTCGGTTAACCGCTGAATGGTGAGTGGTCGAAACGCCCGCCCCTTAGACGGGATATAAATGGGGTAACGCGGCCTACGGCTCATCGACGTACCTCCACTCCGACGGCTTTGCAAGGTCTTCCGGCGGAAAAGTGAGTGTGTCTGTTTTTGTCGTCACTCGCGCCCCTAAAACCTCGCCAAATCGTGTTAGGTCATCAATGGAGTAAAAGTTGACCGTCACGCGATACAACGGGCGCGCATCGCCCATATCGAAGGAAGGCATACCCCACCACAAATCCGACCATTTAGGCTCATTGGCAAATAGCGCGTCTTGTTGGTTTTCGCGCGTTCGCCGCTTCAATCGTTGAATATCCATTGCTCCCTCTTTCCGGCCGCGTCGGCATAGCGGCCCCGTCTACTTCGCCCGCATCAGCCGCTTGAGCACGGCCGCCTGATTCCTGCCCGCCCGCCCATCGCTAGGCGTCTTCGCTATCACGTAGCGCCGTCCGTTCGGCAAGCGCCACACCTGATGATTCTTCTGGCGCACCAGCACGGCGCCGGCGCGCTTGAGTTGTTCGAGGATGGTCATGGCGTGGCCCGCCATATTCGGATCGCGGCGCCGCTCGTAATCGAGCCCGGCGGCATTTCATCGGAGTACCGCTTGCATGTGGTCACGTACTCCACTACCCGCGCATCGTCCGCCCAGGCCCCGCCCGTGGTTAGCGCGTCCTCTGTTGACCGGATGAGCTTGGACAAATCCGGCTTCCGGTCATGCAGCGCCGTGCGCTTGCGCGACTTCGGCCGCGGAAATACGAACACCATCTGGCATCGCACCGGCCCATCTATCGGTGGCCGGCCCGCCATGGCTTCCAGCGCAGCCCAGGCCACGGAATCGCGCCACGGTGCCACCTTCTTGCTTGATTCGATCATGCGCCCGCCGCCTACGTGGCGTTTTGAGCCTTGAGGACCTGGCACGCCAAGCACGACAAGTTCGACGTCGGGCGGCCTCATCCCTCCACCGCCGCCAAAACCGCCAGCATCACGGCCTCGGACCACTCCCGCGCCTCCCGCATGACCGGATAGCGCGCGTCGTGCTGGTGATGCAAGGTGACCACATATGCACGCTTTTCCGCCTCCCAGCGCTGCCAAGTGCTCACGCCGTCCATCTGCATCGCGGCCAGCGCCATCGCCGCCGCCGCCGGGTCGTTCGGCCAGTCGGAAACTTCCGATGACTGCATCCACTTCGGCCTGTCGTCAAAGTTCCGCAGCCATAGCCGCCCACGGAACTCGAATACCTGCCACTCCATTACCCGTTCGGCGATGGTGCGGGATTCGCGTAGGGTCCATGGGCGCGTCATGGCTGGGCCTCTTTACAGCGTTGCGCCCAATGCGGCTCCCATGTGCGCCCTGGATCGTCGTACTTGATAATGAACTTGGGCACCCAATAAGATCCGCCACCGTCCTCCCGGCTGCGAACTAGCGTCATGCACGCGCCAAGTTTGACACCTAGCGTATCAACGCTATCCTCTAGCCTTTGCAATTCAGCCGGGATGGCTTCCCAGTCTAAATACTGCCATTGAGGTTGATAGTAGATTACTTTCGCCCTCCGCATGGCTTTGCAAATCCATGGAAAGCCGGGAACCGGCTCACACGCACTGTATTCTTGCATCGCGCGCCTCCTGCTCCATCAAAAACTCCTCCGCGAACCAGTCACCCATGCCCAACTCCGCCAGCGGGTGCCCGTCCTTAATGTATCGCGCCGCCGCTTCGCGCTGCTCGCGCTGGGCGGTGGCGATGGGATTGTCAGTCGATGGCATCGAATAGCCCTCCTTGAGCGCCGGCGTATGCCTCCGCGCTCTCCAGGTGCTTTACAGCCGTCGAAAAGTAACCCGGCTTGAGTTCGATCCCGATGAACTTGCGGCCCTCGTCCAGCGCGACGAATCCCTCTGAGCCGACGCCAGCGAACGGCGACAATACGACATCTCCGGGCGAGGACCACAGCTCCACGCAGCGCCGGATCAGTCCGAGCTGTAGCGGGCAGATGTGTTTCTCGTCCTTTTCGTCGCGGGCGATGCGGAAGTTGAGTACATCGGTTTGGTCGATGTCCCACCAAACCGGCTCCGCGTACCGCCGCCAAATCTCAACGCTCGTCCGCCCGTCGCGGCCTTTGCGGGCGTATTTCGAAGGGTGCTGGTCGGTTTCGCGCGGATCTTGCGCCGGGTCGCCAATGTATCGAGTAAAGCCCGTCGGCCGCTCAATCGGCTTCGTGCTGAGATTGTCACCTGGGGGCGTCTTGCGGAACGCCAGCACATAGTCCGCCATGCCCTGCCGAATCTGCGAAGAGTCGCGCATAACGGTCTTGTGCAAGAGCCCGTTGTTGTTGGTCCGTTCCCGCTCCGTCACCGGGCACTTCCACACCGTAACCCGGCTATGGAACGTCCACCCGGCGCGCTCCATGGCGGCGATGCACTGACCTGGGAAGTCCCGCAAGCCGCTGGCGCCGTCGCTGTTCCGATACGTCGGCAGGTCTTTGACGTGCATCACGCACAGCCGCCCAGTCGTCGTCACGCGAAGTAGTTCAGGCGCAAGGAATCCGAAGTGCGCAAAGAACTCCTCGTCGCTGGCGCAGTTGCCCATATCGGCCTCGGAGTCTGAGTACATGTACAGGCTGGAAAACGGCGGCGAAAACACCGTCAGGTCTACCGATTCATCGGGAATGCCCTTGATGACTTCGCAGCAGTCGCCGTTGTAGAGCGCCCAGTTGCGGCCGTGCCGCTCGTCTAAAATCACGTTCATTAGATCCACCTCGGAAGATTCATTTGCTTTGTGCCGACGGCCGATGCAAGCTGGCGCCGCCCGGTCCCGTTTTGAATTGCCGCCATCGCTTGAACCATGGCCGCTTTCATTTCTTCGTGCTTCTTTTGCTTTTCGCGGATCGTCTTGAGGACAGGGCCTTCCGTCTCCGCGATGACCATGTAGGCGTCAACCGGCCGCGTTTGCCCGAACCGCCAGGACCGGCGCACGGCCTGATAGAACTGTTCGTAGGAATAGGACAGGCCGCAAAAAATGTGACGGTTGCAGTGCTGCCAGTTCATGCCAAAACCAGCGATTGACGGCTTCGTGACGATGCGCTGGAACGCGCCGTTCGTGAACCCAAGTAGCTTTTCTTCCTTCGCCTCTGTGCGCTCATCGCCGCGTACTTCGATGGCTCCGTCGATCACGCGCATCAGTTCGTCGGCCTCGTAGTTGGTGTTGCACCAGATACACCACGGCTCTTTCGAGTTGCCGATGATCTCGGCAACGCGAGCCGCCCGCGCCGGCGCCGTCAGCCGCATCTCCCGATGCAGTCCCGTCGCCGATACGTCCGCCACCCGGAACAGTTGGCCGTTGGCGTTGATGGATTGATCGACGGAGACGATCTCCTCGTGAATATTCAGCGCTGGCATCACCCATCCGTCATCGGAACAACCAAGGTCTGACGGCTTTTCCATGCACACCGACCACGAGGCCACCCACCGCCAGTAGTCCGCCTCTGCGTGGCCTTTCAGCCGGTACCCGCCCGCCTTCATGGTGTCGTTCAGGAACCACCGCATGAGCATTTGCGCGCCGCTCATGATGTCCAAAAACTCCGAGTGGTTGCCTAGCTCCATGTGATCGTTTGGCGACGGCGTAGCCGAGCAACACAGCCTATAGGGCGTGCTCGCAAACGAGTCTTGCAGTAGCCGCCGAGTTGCCCCGGTAAAGTTTTTAAGGATGCTCGACTCGTCCAATACAATGGCCTTAAAATGGCCCGCGTCGAAGTGCTTGAGCATGTCGTAGTTGGCAACATTCACGCCCCGGCGCACGTCCTTTTGACTTCGGCATTGCGTGATCTCAACGCCGAACTTCGCGCCCTCAGCTACGGTTTGCGCGGTGACGGCTAACGGCGCCAATATCAGCGCATCACCGCCCGTATGCTGGCAGACCTGCCGCGCCCATTCCGCTTGCATGGCGGTTTTGCCGCTGCCGCACTCCGTGAATAGTGCGAACTTGCCAGCGTTCAGAGCCCGCGTGATGCTCTGCTTTTGGAAGCCGAAGAGTTTGCTGTTCAGGTCGAACTCTCCGGAAATGCCGGATGGTTGCGGCTGAACGTGCTTGCCGTCAAGAAACGCCCGGTAGCCGCTCACACCCGCCCCCCATCCAACGTAGCCCAGCGCGCCACCGAATTACCCACGTCCTCCAGCGTTGCCCATTCACAATCAGGCCCCCCGCGCAATCCCTTGTACGCCGCGCCCGCGTTACGCACCGGCCGCGGCGCATCCACCGGTCCGCGAGTAGCCTCGCGCATCTCGCGCTCTGACCGGCGCTTTTCCATCATCGCTTCAGTACCTCGGCGGGCACCTTCAGCGCGTCTCTTTGCCACGCATGCAGCACAGCGGGTGGCTGTGGTCAGGCCACTTATAAACGCACTGCAATCCTCGCAGTTACGCTCGGACGGCGTCGCTTCTTTTTTTGCATCTAAGTACTCTCGCCGCGCCT